GCCAACGTCCTGTTTGACGGACGGATGGCGGCGTATTCGATTGGTGAGCCTATGACTGCATCGCAAGCGACTGCTTATTACACAGCGATGCAAGCATTTCAGACAGCTTTAGGCAGAAACGTATGACACTTTCGGAAGTAACGCTGCCGGTGTCCTACCAGTGGGGCTGCGACCACGCCCTTGTGTTTGGCCCATCGCTGGCACAGAGGCTCGCGGAGGTTCACTCGCAGTACGGCGATCCGACCATTGTGCCAAACGCGGTTTCGATGACAGACGGGCGATTCATGTTGACTGCCGACATTCTCACAGAGTGCGTCAGCGGGTTTCTGTCGGTGCCGTTCTCGCACCTTGACGCGAGCAGGTTTGATGAGATCGAAGTGATGCCGATTGCGGACGCCTTGGCCCTGCTGCCGCAGCCGGAATGACCGTACACCCACAGAGTACAGCCTCCCTGCGGTCTGCTGAACGGTCGCGTTCCACGCGGCTCACGGGCTTCATGCTCTTAGGCAGCGCGGGGCGGCTTTACTCACCGTAGAGAGAGACAAAACACTTTGCTCGCCGTCAACAGGCCGGACGCCACATCTCGGCCATGACGTTGACGGCGGGCAGGGGCGAGACGTAACGCAGCCCGACAACGGCTTGGCGACGAGTGGGCCGCCCCAGTGGCACTTTCCAGATTCGCGAATCGCGAACGAATGAGCGTTGACCCGATTGCCTCGCCATGTAGGCTGCGGTCATGAAGGCTCTGCTACGGTTCGACCTGAGCGACCCCGACGACGCCCGCGAGCATCGGTACTGCCTCGCGGGCCGGGATGCCCTCATCGCCCTGGAGGTGATCGACAACCGCTGCCGGTCGATCCTCAAGCACGGCGAGCCAAGCGAAGAGACGGAGCGGGCCTTGGAGGAGATTCGCAGCCTGATCCCGCATGAGCTTGTGGAGTTGCTGGTATGACGTTCCCGCTCGGGACAGTCCAAGGCGAAAACACGCGATTTGGGCGATGACGTTCCCGCTCGGGACAACGCCGCGCCGGCGGCGATAGCTTGCGGAAGCGACCGGAACGATAAACCGGCACCGCGACCCGCAGGCACCGGCGATACACAAGATGGCGCGAATCGCCAATAGATGCGCGGTTGGTAAGAAATAGGCATCATTAATGCATACAGAATGACATATTGGAAGCAAACAGTTTTTTTGCGACGGAACCTGACACTACACGCCGCAGAGAGGGACGTTGCCATGAAACGCTGGCAGTTTTTTTGCGAAGAAACTTGACACTACAGCGGCGACATGGAGGCACGGATGCCTGATCGCGTCGAACGATGGCGGCCGCAGCGTGTGCAGCACACCCACACGAAGGAGCGAGCCCACTACCTCACGCCCGACTGGCGAGCCAAGCGGGAGCGGATCCTCATCCGCGACGCGTTCACCTGTGCCGACTGCGGCCGCGTCACGTCGGGCCAGGCGGCGCACGTCGATCACATCATCCCGCTCGAGGACGGCGGCACGGACGCCGACGCGAACCTCCAGACGATGTGCAGCTCGTGCCACGGGCGGAAGACACGCCGCGAGCAGCGGCAGCGCGGGCTCGGCTGACGCTGGAATCAGGCCGAAACTCTGCCACGATGGCAGACGCCCAACCCGACCCGCCGGGGGGGGTGGGGTCCGCCGGACGCCTGAAAACCGACGGAAAGCCCCACGGTCCCTCGGCGCGAATTTCTGACCGGCTTTTGAGAAAATGGAGAAGCCCATGGGCCGCCGCGGCCGCCTGCCTGATCCCAACTCGAAGCGATCCCAGGCCGCCGTGGCCCGGGCTCGGCAGATCGGAGCCGCGGCCCCGAAGCCTGCCGCGAAACCTGAGTCCACTCAACTTGACCCGCCGCCGTCCGTGGCGAAGGTGCCGACCGCTCTCGGCTTCTGGGAACGCAACGCCCCGACGCTGATCGCCGACGGCAGGCTGACGAGCGACAGGATCGACGCGTTCGCGATCTGCTGCCGCCTCCATGCCGACATCGAGCAGCTCGCCGACCAGGTCTACACCGAGGGCTGGATCACCGCGACCGACAAGGGCCAGGCGGCGAGCCCGGTGGCGAAGCTGCTCCGCGACGCCCGCCGCGACTTCGTCGCCCTGGCCCGAGACTTCGGGCTGACGGCGGCCGCCGCCGCCCGCCTCCCCCAGGAGCCGATCCATGCCGGCGAGAAAGAAGCCGACGAAGAAGACCAGGTCCTCGCGAAGCTCTCGATCCGCGGCTGACCCGAAGAACCGGCCGGAGTACGTGCCGGGGTATCAGTGGGACGAGGCCGCGGCGAACGCGCCGGTCCAGTTCATCGAAACGCTCTGCCGCCATCCCGACGAGCGCGGCGGCGAGCCGCAGCGGATCAAGCTGGTCGAGTGGCAGCGGGACCGCGTGCTACGGACGCTGTTCGGCTGGCGTCGAGCCGACGGCCGCCTTCGGTTCCGGCGGGCCGGCATCTTCGTCCCGAAGAAGAACCGGAAGTCGTCGCTGATGTCGCAGCTCGCCCAGTACATCGCGACCTGTCACGCCCCAGCCCAGGACGTGTTCCTCGCCGCGAACGACCGCCTCCAGGCTCGCACGATGTACCGCATGGTGCGGCAGAGCGTTGAGGCGAGCCCGAAGCTCTCGCAGCTCCTCGAGGTCGTCGACTCACGTAGCATCATCCGCAACCGAGACACCGGGAAGGAAATCCGCTGCCTGTCCTCCGACTCGTGGCGGAACGAAGGCCTGAACGGTTCAGTGATCCTGGACGAGATCCACAGCTTCCGCACGCCCGACCTGGTCGACGCGTTGATCTACGCGACCCGCGGCACGGCCAACGGCCTCGTGATCTCGATCTCAACGGCAGGCTCCGACCGGAACGGCATCGGCTGGCGGTGGTGGCAGGACTGCGAGCTGGTGATCAAAGACCCGAAGACCAACCCGACATTTTACGGGCTGATCTACGCGGCCTCCGAGGATGACGACTTCTCCGACCCGAAGGTCTGGCGGAAGGCGAACCCGTCGATGGGCGTCGCGTTCCCCGAGGACGAGTTCGCGGCCGACTACCAGGACGCGACGACCGACCCGCGGAAGATGTCGAAGTTCCTCCGCTACTCGCTCAACGTCTGGCAGGCCGCCGATTCTCGGTGGTTCGTCGGGAACATCGACTGGCCCTCGTGCAGCTCCGGCCCGCTCGCCCCGCCAGCCGGCCGGCCGTGCTGGGTGGGCGTCGACCTGGCGAGCAATCTCGACATGACGGCGGCCGCGTTCGTGTTCAAGGAATCCGACGGCAGCTACTCGGTCGAGTGGCGCTACTGGGTGCCACGCGAGACGGTGGCCGACCGCGTCCGTGAGGGCATCCCCTACGATGCCTGGATTCGCGACGGATGGGTGACGGTCACGGACGGTTACCGGCTCGATCACGAGGCGGTCGCCCGCGACATTCTGGCCTATGGTGAGCGGTGCCCGATCCGGGCCGTCGGCGTCGACCCGTGGCAAGCCGGTGCCCTGGAGACGCTGCTCCAGAAGGAGGGCGTCACAGTCAAGGACATCCCGCAGCGGACGGGCTACCTCAACGCGCCTTGTAAGCTGCTCGAGGCCCTGGTCGTCGAGAAGCGGCTCCGGCACGGCGGCAACCCGGTCGCGACGTGGAACGCGAACAATGTCTGTTGCTATACCGATGCCACTGGCATGATCAAACCGGACAAGGCGAAGTCGACGGAGAAGATCGACGGCATCGCGGCCCTCGTGAACGCCCTGGCCCTGGCGAGCACGGACGACGAGGACGGCGGGCCGGCCAACGTGGACGACTACAAGATCCGCGTCATCTGAGGCCCGCGGCCGGTTCAAGCGTGCGGCCGGCGGCCGGACACTGGTACACGTCCGGGCGGCCGCCTGGACCCAGGCGACCAGCATGCCACGAGCCAAGGCCGCGAAGCCCAGACGACAGTCCACCCGCCGCACGCCACCACGGCGGGCCGTGCCGGTCTCGCATGTGATCTCCCTCCGCGGGAGCCTCTCCGATCCCGGAGCGTGGGGCTCGTCGTGGTCCGCCACGATCGGCCCCGAGACCGCCATCCGCGTAACCTCGATCCTGGGCGTCGTCCGCTGGATCGCCCAGGCCGTGGCCGTGATGCCGGTCCACACCATGCGGTCGCTGTCGACCGGCCGGCGGGAGGTGACCTCGCTCCCCTGCTCCTACACCATGCGGAAGCGGCCCAACGCGTGGCAGTCGGCCTATGACTTCTACCAGCTCATCGCCTACTGGACGGCCCTGCATGGCAACGCGTTCGCCCGCATCCTGCCCGGCGATCGCGGATGGTGCTCCGAGCTGCGGCCCATGCACCCGACGCGGGTCAAGATTCACCGGAACGCAGACTATACGGTGAGCTACGAGTTCCTCGACGAGAATCACCGCTGGGTGCCGCTGCGGCAGCAGGAAGTCCTCCACTGGCGCTGGCTGTCGGACAACGGCCTCGTGGGGATGGCCCCGCCGGAGCTGTGTTCGACCTCGATCGCCCTGGCTCGCAAGCTCGACGCCGCGGCCACGTCCTTCTGGGACAACTCGGCCCGCCCCGACATGGTCCTCGAAACGGACGAGAAGATCCCCGACGAGGCGGTCGACGCCCTGCGGTCTGCTCTCCGCGAGGTCTACGGCGGCGCGGCCAACCGCGGGAAGACGGCGGTCCTGCCGAAGAAGACGCGGCTCAAGCCCATCGAATCGAACTCGATGGAGGCAAACCAGTTTCAGGAGCTGCGGGACGCGATCCTCCCCGACGTGTGCCGGTGCTGGGGCGTGCCCTCGACGCTGCTCGGTGACGCCCGAATGGCCCGGTGGTCGAACGTCGAACAAGAGCACCTGTCGGCCCAGGTGTGGTGTTTGCTTCCGTGGATGCGTCGCATGGAGGGGCCGCTCGACATGGCCCTCCAGCCGGTCTACGGCGACGACGTGTACGTGAAGTTCGACAACCGCGGGCTACTCCGCGGCGACACCGCCAGCCGCGTCCAGCTCTACCAGTCGATGTTCAACATGGGGGCGCTGGCCCCCAACGAGCTGCGAGACCTCGAGGACTTCGATCTGCTGCCCGATCCGGCGGCGGACGAGACCTACATGCAGCTCGGATTCTCGACGCTCGCCGCGGCCGCCGCCCAGGCATCTCCGGCCGCTCCGGCTGACAACGCGGATCAACCAGCCGACCAGGTGGCGGCCGACACGACCGAGATCGACTCGACCGTCGACCCGTTGGCTGCGGCCGCGTCCGGTGCGGACTTGGCGGCCACGGAACTCAACGGTACCCAGGTCACATCGCTCCTCGAGGTGCTGGCCCATGTCGCGGCCGGCACGATCGACAAGGACGCGGCGGTCGCCCTTATCACCGCTGCCTTCCCGACGATCACGGAGGCGCTCGTGTCCGAGATGGTCGACGGCACGAACATCACGCCACCGCAGGCAGGAGGCCAGGACAATGCAACTTGAACGCCGATACCTTCCGCTGGCCGAAGGCTGCGATCTGAGCGTCGAGGAGCGTGACGGCGAGGCCCCCAAGATTCGCGGCATCGCTCCGCCGTGGGATTCGCTCTCCGTGGATCTCGGAGGCTTCCGCGAGAAATTCAGCTCGACGGCCTTCGACAAGGTGCTCGCGAAGAAGCGGATCGACGTTCCTCTCCTGTTCAACCACGACGACTCGCGGATCCTCGCCAGGACGACAAACGGAACGCTCCGAATCGAGAAGACCGACAAGGGGCTCGCCTACGAGGCAGACCCGGTCGCGACGCCGACGGCGGCGGAGGTGCTGACGCTCATCCGCTCAAAAACGATCTTCGGGTCGTCCTTCGCCTTCACGGTCAATCCGAGTAAGGGGGAGACCTGGGAAGAAGACGATCGCGGGAACGTCGTGCGGACCGTGACCGAGGCGTCCGGCCTTTACGATTTGTCGCCAGTGACGCGAGCGGCTTACCCATCGTCGGCGCTCTCGTCGCGATCCCTCGACGCGTGGCGTGCCGCCCGCGGCATGGTCAATCACGGCCAGGCCGATCGGTCGCTGACGATCTCGCTCGACTTCGACCAGACGTTCACCGCAGCCCCCGGCCTGTGGCGGTCGTTCGTGGCCGATGCCACGGGCCGCGGGTCGCGCGTGTGGTGCATCACGCGACGCGAGGACACCGAGGCCAACCGCCACGAGCTGCGGCTCGCGTTCGGCGAGCTGTACACCGAGCTAGCCGGCGTCCTGCTGTGCGGGCCAGACCAGCAAAAGCGGTCGGCCGCCCAGGACGCCGGCGTTGAGATCGACGTGTGGATCGACGACTCGCCGGAGAAGATCCCGGCAGTCGAGCCCGCCCCGCGGTCGCTGACGGTCTCGTCGCTCGCCGGTGCCCGGGCCGCAGCCGCGGCAGCAGTCGCGAGGATGCGAGCCCATGCCGGCTAGTTGCCAGAAGTGCGGGGGCCGCCTCCGCGTCGAGTCGAGCAAGCGGGCCGGCGACCGCCAGGTCCGCTACGTGGAGTGCCAGAAGTGCCGCGAGCGCCGCCGCCAGGTGGTGCCGGCCGATGCCGTCTGGAGGAGAAGCCGATGATCGCCGCCGCACCGGTCGCCGCCGCCACCAATCTGGAGGACGGCCTCCTCGCGAAGATCGCCGCGTTCGTCGAGACCTCGAGGTCCGCGGCCGCCGGCGGCATCACCTGGGCGGAGTTCGGCGAGCTGATGCTCGCCCTCCTGCGTCTGGTCGTGACCGCTCTCGACACGGTCTCGTCGATGACCGGCCCCGAGAAGAAGGCCCTCGCGCTGTCGGCCGTGGCGAGCCTGTTCGACGCGGTCGCCGACCAGGCGGTCCCGGCCGCCGTCTACCCGCTCTGGATTCTCGTCCGCTCGCCGGTGCGGTCGCTCGTGATCGCGATCGCCGCCGGTGCCATTGAGCAACTGCTGCCACTCGTGAGGGTCTGACATGGACACGCTCCTCCTGGTTGCCCTGGCCGCCGGGGCGGCCTACGCGTTCCTGGGTCGCGACCGCCTCGAGCAGCTCGTGACCGTGGCCCACGCGAAGCTGCCGTCCGTCGAGCTGCGGCACGTCGTCGGGGCCGGCCTGCTCGCCGCCCTGGCCCTCGTCTGGTCGGGCCGCAACCGCACGGAACCGACGCCCGCCCCGCCGGCCCCCGACGCCCCGCTCGTGCTGCGTGGCCTGTTCAACGCCCACCCCGAGGCCGCCTCCGACGCGGCGAAGCTCGCGGCCCTGTTCGGCGAGCTGGCCGGCGAGGTCGAGTGGGACGCCATGCAGTCGACGCCGATCGTCACGAGCGGCGTGGCGTTCGACGACCTTCGGGTCCGGGCGTTCGATCTCCGACTCCGCGGTGACTCGATCGGCGACCGCCACCCGCGGGTCCGGTCCGCCGTGAAGGACTACCTCGACCGCGTCGCCGGCACCAGCGGGAAGCCCCTGACGCCGGAGCAGCGGGCTACCTGGATCGCGGCCTATCGCGAGGTCGCCGCCGCCGCGGAGGCCGCCGCGAAATGAGCCGCCGCAACACCTACCGCTGGCTCGCGCTGGCCGGCTTCCTGGGGATCGCGTTCGCCGTGATCGTCGGCGAGTTCGTCGCCGGCCCCAGGCCTGCCGGCTGGGCCGGTGACTGGCAGGACAACTACGGCTACACGCCAAACCCGGAAGGCGTCCGGAAGTTCCTGGCAGAGCTGCCGCAGCCGTTGTTCAGGCAGGCCGGGGCCGAGTGCATGGAGAAGGCGAAGGGGACCGACACGCTTCTCTATCGGGCGATGTTCAAGGCACACCGCGCGAGGTACGGCACGGACTTCGTTGTCGGTCGGCAGATGAACGGAAGCTGCGTCGCGTGGGGTGCCATGCACGCCGTCTACTGTGCCGAGGCCGTGTCGTGGGAGGTCGGCGAGCTGGCGGAGCCGCCGCTGATGCCAGCGACCGAGCCGCTGTATGGAGGCTCGCGCGTCGAAGCGCGTCGCAGCAACCCGGAAGGATATGACGGCTCGCAGCCTGTCGGCGGCTGGTCGGATGGCTCGTTTGGCGCAGCCGCCGCACGCTGGCTCCGTGACTGGGGCGTCGTGTATCGCAAGCCATACCCTGGCGTGTTCGATTACACGACCTACAACGCCACCCGCGAGAAGCACGAAGGAGCGTATGGGGCCGGAGGCCAGGGCGACGACTACAAGCTCGACCGCCTGGCGAAGAAGCACCCATGCCGGCACGTCGTCAAGGTCGAGACCTGGGACGAGCTGGCCGCGGCCCTGGAGTCCGGCTATCCCTGCACGGTCGCAAGCTCCCAAGGCTTTTCGTCGGTCGCGAATCGCGGCATCGCGGAAGCAAGCGGGACGTGGCACCACCAGATGATGATCTGTGGGATTCTCCACAAAAAGCACGGAGCGCCCGACGACCTGGCGGTCGTGCTGAATAGCTGGGGTCCGCGGTGGCTGCGGTACGAGGGCGGCAAGTTCCCGGCCGACCTCCCGGACGGTGCGTTCCTTGCACGCCGCAGCGTCGTCGAACGAATGATCCGCGAGGACACGTGGGCCATTGGCGGCGTCTCCGGATTCGGCTGGCGTGATCTCGACAACGGCGCGTTTCTGACGCCGGCCCCGACTGAGGTGATTCGATGAAGCTCGACAGGAACACAGTGTTCGTCATCCTGGCCGCGGCGGCGATCGGCTACTGGCTCGCCGGCGACCGCTCGCCACGCCCTGGCCCGCCCGACCGGCCGGTCCTGACGTGGATCGCCAGGGCCGCGAAGAACCTCCTCTGGATCGCCGCCTTCGCCGACCCGCCGCCGCCGGCCGCTCGCCAGGACGCCCGGCTCGTCCAGGCCCCAACCATCGGCGACGACGGGTTTCCACTGATCGACCACGCACGAGGGCTCTGATCATGTCGCTCTGGCAGTGGATCGTGGCGTTCCTCGTCTGGCTCTCGGCCGACCCGGCCGTGATCGACCTCGAGCAGCCGCGGGCGTTCGCCGCGGTGGCGGCCGCCCGGGCGTCGATGCTCCCCGAGGCCCCGGCCCCAGGCCCCGGCCCGGCCCCGGTGGCATGCGACTGCGGCCAGACATGCGTCCGCGGAGTGTGGAAGCCCGACGGCCGCGTCTCGCAGACGTGCCGCTGCCAGTGCAAGCGCTGCGTGGCCGAGCGTGCGAAGGCCGCCCCGCCCTGCCCCGACGGCAAGTGCCCGACCGTCCTACGGTAGTACGAAGCAATTCAAGCGCTGGCGGCCGCGTCCTATCGTGCGGGCAGTTTCGGAAACCGCACACACGCAAGGACGCGAACCATGCCCAGCGCCAAGCTCGCCCAGCTCCAGGACGAATCGGTCACCATCGAGAAGGAGATCGTCGATCTCCGCGCCATCGAGCCGAAGGACGACGCCGAGAAGGCGCAGATCGAGGAGCGGCTCGCCGAGCGGTCCGCCCGGGCTGACGAGGTTTCGAAGCTCGCCGCGAAGGAGCACGAGCTGGACGCTCGTCTGGCTTCGCTCCGTGGCGTCCGCAACAGCGATTCGGACAGCATCGCGACCGTCGAGGCCAACAAGGCCCCGGCCGTGCATGTGATGCCGGGCCGGACCGACAAGCGGCACGCCGACATGGAGGTCGCTGGCCGCGCCCTGCGGGCTCTCGCCCGTCGGGACGTTCGCGAGCTGCGGGCGATGTCGGGCAGCTCGAACAACACCGGCGGCGAGCTGGTGATCCCCGAGCTGTTCAACGGCTTCATCGACGTTCTCGGCTACAGCTCGGTGGGCGTGCAGCTCGCCAGCCTGTACCCGACCTCGTCGAACAGCATCACCGTGCCGAAGATCGGCGAGGTGAGCGCGGACTTCTTCAACGAGAACCAGGCGATCACGGACGCCGACGCCCCGACCGACGACGTGGAGATCGCTCTCCACAAGCTCGGCCGCCTCATCAAGGTGTCGAACGAGCTGGTCGAGGACGTGGCCGCCGGCGTGGCCCTCGCCCAGACGGTCGCCAACCGGCTCGCCATGGCGATCGGCAAGAAGATCGACGAGGTGTGGCTCCAGGGCTCCGAGGCCAAGAGCATCGACGGCCTGGTCGGCGAGATCGCCGCAGGCAACACGGTCGCCCAGGGCACCGACAACGACGGCGTGGATCTCGCGGAGCTGGTCGGCAAGATCGACAGCCGAGCGACGAACACCGCCTGGGTGGTCAGCTCGGCCGGCTGGGCTCATCTGATGAAGGCTTCGGTGGTGACGCAGTCGACGACGATCGGCGAACGCGTCCTCCCGGTCGTGATGGGTGCCCCGGTCTTCCGCTGCCTGGGTCTGCCTGCGGGCACCTTGGCCCTGTACGGTGACTTCTCGATGGCGACGGCTGTGGCCTACAAGGCCAACGGCCTCCAGATCGCGGCATCGACCGACGCGGGCTTCGCAAACGACCAGGTGGTCTACCGCGGCACGCAGCGGGTCGGCATCGCGAACCACGACGCCAGCTTCGTCGCGAAGCTGATCGTCGACTGACGACTGACCCTTCACGCTGATGTTGAGGCCGGGGGGCCGCAAGGATGCAGCCCCCCGGCCGCCCCATATCTGGAGCGGCCCATGCTCATCGGCTCCACGCCCGGCCACCGGATCCTGCGGCTCGTTCGCTCCTACCGGGGCCGGCCAGCGGGCTCGGTGATCGCGGCGACGCAGGGGCTGGCCGAGCACCTGGTCGAGGCCGGCTGGGCTGTGTGGGCCACGCCCACCGACGCCGATCGGTCGAGCCGCCTGGAACGAGCAGTCGCCCCCGCCGCCGCTGAAACGAGGTAGACCATGAAGCCGGACACCTGCGTCGTGACGGAGGAGCCGGAGGTCGAACCCGTTTCCCTCTCCGAGGCGAAGCAGCAGCTCGGCATCATGGACGACTTCGAGGAGTGGGACGCGTTCCTCCTCGAGAAGATCTCCGTCGGCCGCGAGCTGGTCGAGTCGCGGCTGGGCCGGTCGATCGCCGTCAAGAAGTTCCGGGCAAAGTGGCGGACCCCGGGCCGCACGCTGACCCTCCCGAATCCGCCGCTCGTGCTCGACGCGGAGCATCCGCTCACCGTGACCGCCGACGGCGACGCGGTGGCCGAAAGCCAGTACGAGGTCGAGGCCGACGCCCGCCCGGCATACCTCGAGTTCGATGTCGCCCCGGCGGCCCCGGCCGTCGTCGAGTGGTGGGCCGGCGGCAGCGTGTCGAAGCGGATCAAAGCCGCCATCCTGCTCTACGTGGTCCACCTGTTCGAGAACCGCGGCGTCCTGGCCGCGAACAGCTCGGTCGAGCTGCCGCAGGCCTTCGAGGCGCTGCTCGCCAGCGACTCGCATAACGGGGGCTGGTAATGATCCCGGCCGCCCTCCTCGCCGAGAAGTTCGTCGCGGAGGCCCGCCCGACTGCGGAGCGTGACGATCACGGCGGCCTGACGGCCGGCCAGGAGTGGACGACCGTCCGGTCGTTCTACGGCTCCTACGAGGCCCAGGCCTACGTGGAGACCGAGACCCGGGCAAAGGTCGGCGGCACGGTCCAGGCCCTCATCCGCTGCCGCTACTTCCCGGACATCGTCGGCGGCATGCGGCTGCGGTGGTCCTCGAGGTCGGACCGCCTGCTCTACGTGTCGAGCGTGGTCGAGCGGGCCAACCGCACGGAGTTGGAGATCACGGTGGAGGAACAGGTCGCATGATCTCCCTCTCGTGGAACAGCTCGTTCGAGCCGAATAGCTTCGACGCCGACAAACACATAGCGGCGCTCATGAAGGCCTACCGCGAGCTGCCGCGGCACATCGCCCGGAAGCACCTGGGGGCGGCCATGCGGCGGGTGCTACGGCCTGGGATCTCGATCCTCCGCCGCAACTCGCCGCCGCTGGGCGTCACCAGGGGGCGAAGGAAGAAGGGGGCGAAGGCCAGGTCGACCGGCGCGCTCCGCAAGGCCGCCACGGTCCGCGTCGGCCAGACCGGCACCAACAAAGCGTTCGACGCGTTTGTCTACGGCGTGCTCGGCTACAAGGCCGGCATGGAGAGTCGCAAGGCGATTTGGCTTGAGTTCGGCACCGGCAACGGCGTCCGTTCTTTCAAAATGATGGAAAAGACTGTTGCCGAGTTTGGCCCGGTCGCCGCCGGCAAGTTGGCGGCAGAAATGGCCGCCGCATTGGAGAAGGCCGCCAACGAAGTCGGCGGCGGAAAAAACCAAGGATACTCAGGCTAACCCATGCCAATCCCCGAGAAGTGGATCAAGGGAGCGATCGAGGACGCCGCGGAGGACTGCCTCGCTTGGCCGGTCGCCATGACCGGCACGGGCGACCCGCCCTATGTCGTCTACTTCCGCGAGGGCACGGCCCGTGATTCGCTGCTCGGTGACATCGCAGCCGCGCCGGTCGCGACGTTCCGGCTCGACATTTACGCAGACTCGCACGTTCAGGCCTGGGAGATCGCGGAGGCGGTCGGCACAGCACTGAACCGGTTCAAGGGCACGGCCTACGGCCTGACAATCGAACTCTGTCTTCTGACCGACGAGCGTGACGGCGACGCCGTCCGCCTTGATGGTCGCGAAGACCCGACCTACATCGTCGAGCAGACCTACACGATCTCCTGGCAGGAATGACACATGGCCCTCTCAGGACTCCCCACCGGCGGCCCGGCGATCCCTGTCGGGGCGACTCGCGTCTCGATCAAGAACATCGACACCGCATCGAATCAGTCAAAAGAGGACGTGACGGACCTCTCGCACAGCGAGCGCACCTACGAAGACCCTCCGCTCGTCGATGGCGGTAGCGGCGCGGCCACGAAAACCTGCTCGGCCACAGGCTTTTTGTATCCGGCTACAAGTCTCCAGGTAACTCCCATCGAGACGACGACGGGCTGGATTTGCGAGGACATCGAGAAAGTCTACGAGGTCGGGAAGTTCGTGACGTGGTCGGCTAACTGGTCCTATTACGAGGCTTGATCAATGTCAGGAACATCGCCGGTTACGTCGCAGGGCGACGACTTCGGGATCAGTGGGGCCATCAAGGTCACTATCAAGTCCAGCCGCGGAGATGCGGCAGGCAACAAGCTCGACTCATCCGATTTGTCTCTCGCGCACGGCAGCAGCAGAACCTACGAGGACGGCCTCGAAGACAACAGCACCGGCGGCGGCGGCATCGTCACGACCGTTGCGGTTGAGTTTCTAGCGGACACTCCGCCGGCGACTGGCGGCATCACCAACTTCGACGGCGTAGATTGCAAGTGCATTGATGTCGAGATCACGCACGAAGCCGGCGAGCTTGTCAAGGGTACGGCTAACTATACGTCCGACTACGACGCCGCATAGCCGCTAACCCAAGGCGCAGCAATGGCAGGCGACACGCCGACCTCGCAGGGCTCATCCGTGTCGTTTGGCGGCGCGACGATCGGCCGCCTGACCAGCTTCCGCGTCTCGCCTGGGACCGCCCAGTTCGAGGACGTGACCAGCGTCGGGAGCGACGTGATCGGCAGCGGCTGGGACGCCCGCGTTCTTCGTGAAATCGCCTGTACGGGTATTGAACCAGGCGGGCTGGACATCAACCTATTCGGTTGCCCGCCGTTCCTAACGACCGACATCGGCCTCGTCAGGACGCTCGAGGTCTCGTTCCCCGAAGGTGGCTTCGAGTTCATGGCCCACCTCGAGACGTTCGAGGTCACCGGCAGCGTCGGGCAATTCCTGACGGGATCGGCCCGATTCAGGATCGCCGGCCAGGTCGACAACGACTGAGGAACCCATGAGCATCGCGTCGGAAGTATTCGGTGAGTGGAAGCCCGAGCTGGTCGAGGTCACGCCCCCGGGCTGCGACAAGCCAGTGAAGCTCCGCTACCCAACGTATGGCGAGTGGCACAAGCTCGCCGTGGCTCACCAGCAGCTCGCCGGCAAAGCACCGGACGCGGCGCTGATCATCGACACCATTGCGGCCTGTATCGCCGACGACGCCGGAAAGCGGAAACTCTCGTCGGAGAAGGCCCGCGGCCTGCTCGACGCCAGCCCCCGGGCTGTCATGTGGCTCTACAAGCAATGTTGGGAGACCGTGCTGAAAAGCGACGACGAGACCGTAGCGGAGATGGAAAAAAACTCCGCAGCCGGGCAGGAATGATCGAACGGTTCCTGTACCGGCTGGCCGCACATCACCGAATTTGGGACGTGGATAACTGGAAGTATGAAATAAGCCTCCGCCAGGTCTTGCGATGGATCGCGGCCTACAAGGTCGAGCCCTTCGGCGAGGACTGGCTGAGAACGGCACGGTCGACCGTGACGATCCTCCGGGGACTGGGCTGCAAGGTGGACGAAGACTTCGAGCAAAAGTTCCTGCCTGGCTATGACCCAAATCGTGAGATGACGCCAGACGAGATCGAATCCGAGTTGAAGAAGCTCACAGTGTTCAAGGGACGCAAGTAATGGCCGCCATCGGCAAGGTATCGGCTGTCTTTACGGCCTCCACGAGTGGGCTCACTACCGGCGTCAACCGGGCGGCTTCGTCGTTTAAGCAGCTCGAGACATCGACCAGGTCGCTCCAGTCCGGGATGAGTACGCTGGTCGCGATCAACGCGACCCAGTTCTTCGCCGGGATCGCGAGCACGGCCGCCGGCTATGTGTCGAGCCTCGTCCGCATGGGGGCCGCCCAGGCGGAGGTAGTCGACTCCACGAGCAAGCTCGCCGCCCGGCTCGGCATGACCTATGCGGAGCTGGCTGGCCTGTCTCTGGCCGGCAACCTGGCCGGCGTGTCACTCGACCAGATCGGCGCGGCCGCCACGAAGGCGGACGTGGCCTTCGTGCGGGCCGGCCAGGGATCAAAGAAGGCGATCCAGGCCTTCGCCAGCTTGGGGCTCACTGTTGAGCAGTTGAACGGCCTGAGCGCCGCAGACCGGTTCGACGCGATCGCGTCCGCTATCGCGGCCCTGCCGACTGAGGCCGAGCGGGCCGCGGCTGCTGTCCAGATCTTTGGCCGCGCCGGGGCCGAGCTGATGCCGCTATTCGCGGGCGGAGCCGGTGCGATCGCTGAGGCCCGGGCGGAGGCGGAGCGGTTCGGACTGGCCCTGACGAACGCCCAGGGCCAGGACATCGAGGCCATGAACGACGCTTTCACGCGAGCCCAGCAGGCCGTGGCCGGCGTCGTCCAGCAAGTCGTGGCCTACCTGGCCCCGGCCGTCCAGGCCGTGACCACGGCCTTCTCCGACCTGATCGGCTCGATCGGCGGAGCGAATATCGGCCAGGCGATCGGCGACGGCATCCTCCAGGGGGCGCGGTTCCTGGCCCAGATCGGTGACTTCATCATCCAGAACTTCGGGAGCGTGTTCTCGTACCTCTCCCAGGTCGGGCAGCAGTGGGGTGGCGTGGTCGACTTCTTCAACCGGACGGCCCTGTTCCTCTCCGGCATCGCCGACGGCCTCCAGGCGGCATTTGGGATCATCATCCAGGGTATCTCCGGTCCGGTTCAGTCGCTGATGGAGGCGGCCCAGTACATCGGCGAGGCTCTCGGCTTCGACACCTCGAGCTTGGACGCCGCGGTCGCCGGCATGCAGGCCTTTAACTCTGAGATCTCGAGCGGCATCACCGAAAACCTCAACTCCGCCGCCGCCAACTTCAGTGCCGCCGTCGCTACCAGCGGTGCCCCTGTCGGCCAGGCGATCGCCGGCCCCGTCACAACGGCCTTCGACGCCGCAGTCGCGAAGGCGAAGGCGTCCGCTGCTGAGGTAGACAAGGCCGCGGCGACGCCGGTCGAGGTCAAGCAAACCGTCGAGATAGCGTCGATCAACCAAGCACTGAAGGGCATCGACTCCCGCTCGACCGAGGGCGTGGCCGAGATGTTCCGCCTGATGCGGGGCCAGGGTGCCGACGTGCAGCAGCAGCAACTCTCCGTGCTCGAGCAGATCGCCGAGAACACCGGGGCCGGCGAGGAAGTCCTCGTCGCCGACTTCTAGGAGTAGCACCGATGGCGATTCTCGGCTGGCGGCGCGTGGTGGACGGGACCGGCTTCTCCGGCAAGGTCGGCGAAGCGCTGCGCTATGACGAGGCCTGGCTGATCCGCTGCTCGTCGCCGCTCGACTCGAAGCAAGCGATCACCCGGGCCGTGCCCTGCGGCTGGTACGCGGCCCACTGGGAGAACGAGCAATGTAAGGCGATGGAGTTCAAGCTCTCGCCGAAGAACCAGGACGGCCTCCTGTGGCGGCTCGACGTGGCGTTCTACCCGCCGCCGCCGAATCGGAAGATCGACGACTCCACCGGCATCCCCGAGGACTTCTGGGAGCGATCCGGCGGCACCTCGACCGTGCCGGTGTTCGAGGACTACTACGGCGACATGATCGTGAACGCCGCCGGAGACCCGATCGAAGGCCTCCAGAAGGAACGCGAGGAGAAGGGCTGGACGCTCACGAAGTACTACACCGACGACTCGTGGAAGGACGACGCAGAGCTGTACGCTGGCAGCGTGAACAGCGACTCGTGGGACGGCGGCGATCCCGATACGTGGAAGTGTGGCCTCCGGTCGGCGAAGCGGCGCGAAATCCAGAACGTGGCCCGCGGCCGCACGGCCAGCGACACAGCCGAAAGCGACAACGCGACGACCGGCGGCGACGAGGACAACCTGGTCGTGGTCGAGACCGTCTGGGAGTTCCGCTACGAGCCTGGTACGTGGAAGTGCATGCCGTGGGACGTTGGCTTCCACGAGCTGGTGAGCGGCGAGCGGAAGGCGATCGTCGGGGCTGACGGGAAGGCCGTGAAGCAACCGGTCGCGCTCAACGCGAACGGCACACAGAAGGGGGCCGGCGCGGCTCCTTCTGTGATAAATGACGGCGACGGCGTGGACCTGTACCCGAAGACCACATTCTCCGCGAAGTTCGGAACGCCCTTTATCATCCCGGCGGTCTGACGCATGGCAGGCGAGCGGAAAGTCGCGTTCACCGAGGACGCCGCCCGCCGGGTGGCGGCCGCCACGCTCGCCTACGAGCGCGGCAATCGGGACATGCCGCCGATCAAGTTCCGGCAAGCCGGCGGCGACGATTCCGATGGCGGCGAGCCGCCGCGGCTGGGCACGATCGCCGCGACCTGGACGAAGAACACGACCGCGACCGTGACGCAGATCAACGCCGACGGAGCGACCCTCTCGCCGACGGTCACGTTTACGGCCACGAACTACTTCGCCACCGTGACGGTGACGAGCGGCACGCGGAAGGTGCTGTGCGTGTTCGTGGGCGACCGCTGGCTCCTCACGGCTGCGGAGTGCTGACATGCTCGGAAGCGAGTGCAATCCGTGTTGCAAGGCTAACGACGAGTGTCGCGTGTGTCTTGTCTGCACGGACGAGCCGGAGCAGGTCGTGCTGGACTTCACAACAGGGGGCGGAAGTGGCGGCCAAATACTCACCGAGGGTGTCTATAACTTCGGGCTCGACGCTCAAATCCTTGCGCCGGCCTACGATCTAGCTTGCGACGACGCGAGCGTGTCGGCTGTGCTGGACATTTGCTGCTCTGTTCAGCACGCGTTCGAGGTCTGCGCATCCACGGCCACGCGACTGCCGCCATCTAATCCGGAATCTCACCTCTGGGTCGACTCCGCATGGACCAAGGCGGGCGCAAACTGCATTTATGCAGAACAAAACTCAATCGGCTTTACCGCCGATTTTACGACTAGCGGATTCCTTCGGTATCAGATGCCCACCGAGTCGGGGGCTCCGTCCGTTTTCCCCCAGGAGGGGCTTTACGGAAACGAAGTGATCACGCTCCGCAGCAACGCCGGGTTCTCTGGCTCGCAAGCTGCGTCCTCTACGCTTCGCGTGCTAAAGCACCGCGACAGAAAGCCGCCTGAGGTTCAGATCAAGGCGCTCTACTTTGACGAAGTGCAAAACAAAACCGTAGAGCATCCTGTAGTTTTGACGCCCAGCATCGAGCAAAAGGCAGACGATTACGGACGGCCATACTGGCGGCTCAATTCCGTGGCGGTGTCGGGGGCTCCAGTGACAATCGGGCAAGGCCCGGTCCTCGAGGCAAAAGTACTCAACGGATCCGGAGACTTTCCCTACTTGCATCCTGTGTTTAAGGGGCCAGGCGGCGCGCTGTCTGAAGTTCAGGTGTATGACGGCGGGTTTCCGTTTGGGTTTGAGAAATATAAAAACTACTTAAGCGGGCTTTCTGGCGTGCAAGTCACGCGCGCCAGGCTTGAGCCGACCGTGTCTGCCATACCACCGGCAAGCACCTCCGGGATGGATTTGTCGGTGACTTTAGCGCAGCAGGGAACGGGGCTGTCGGCGACCTGGTCGGTCCAGTCTGTTTCGGTGACGACCGCCGGCAGCGGGTGGGAGGACGGGGATGCCGTGACGTTTAGCGCTGCCGGTGGGCCAGACATTGTGGTCGAGGCGGAGGCTACTGCCGTTCTGAACGTCTCGCGCGTAGCGCCAACTCTAACGGCAAAAATCGGCGGCGGAACCGGAGGCACATTCACAGTTTCTGTTACTCCAAACGAATCGACCCCGCCCACCTGGGGCGTCGCGTCTGTTAGCGTCTCAGGATTGACGAATGGATACGATGACATGGAGCCGGTTGTTTTTTCAGCCGAGAACACAGGCATCGACTCAGGCGCGATTGCGTTTGCAAGGACAGGCCGCGAAGAACCAGACGTTGGCGTCGGTATCGTTGGCTCCGGCACCGGGGCAGATTTCTCCATCACGCTTACGGAAACGAGCGACTGGGCGGAGTGGCCGAGCCGGCCAGCGTGGGCCATTTCGTCTGTCGCGATCACTGACGGAGGAACGGGCTACGCCGTCGGGGATCAGCTTCAGGCGACGACCACCGGCCAGCAGTCCCCATCTTCTTCTTTCTTCGCAATCGTCGATTCAGTCGACGAAAACGGCGCAATAACATCTGTTCAGATTTATGACGGCGGTCTTTTTTTTCGCAGCACAGGCGAAATCGAATCCGTTCAGGTCAACGACCCGGGCCAGTATTACGGCAAGCAACTAAACGGCATCACGATAACGGCCGCCGGCAAGTACTACGTCCAGACATACGTCGACACGACGACGCCGATTGAGCCGGTGGCGTGCCGGAATTATTCGGGATGGGAACAGTTTGGGCCGCTCGTCTCTGGGACTAAGGTAGGCGAGGAGTTCACGAACCAGGTCAGCGTTCGTGTAGAAGGCGATCAGTTCGCGAGAACTGTCCATGGATACACACCCACGCGCCGCTGCGGGCTTGGGTCGCTCGAGGTCAGCGTTCAGTGAGCTACTGCGAGTTTGATATACAGCGACTCGCCGACGGCAAGTACGACGCTGTGTGCCGGGCTTGCGGCCGTCGCGTAGTTGCCAAGTCCGACAACATCGTCGCCGCCTGCCGTTCGTCCAGCGACTACAAGCTTTCGCAGGATCGCATAGCGTTGGCCGCCGCAGGGCGTGGAGGCCCGGGAACCGAATTGAAGTCCCTTCTGTCTGATTGGCTTGGCTTTACGGCCGAGCCCGGGTGCGCCTGCGAGCGGCGAGCCCTGGTCATGGACATGTGGGGGCCGGATGAGTGCGCGCGCCGGATCGACGAGATCGTCGGCTGGCTGCGAGAGGAGCACGCCAAGCGGCGAGACGCGGGCGAGACGCGGCTCCCCTGGAGCGACTACGCCGCCACGCAGCTCGTCCGCCTGGCCTGCCGCAGGGCGAGGGCGAAGGCCCCGCCTGGCGATTGACTCAGGCCGGCCGCCGGCCACACTTCCCAGACCCCACCCAGGAGGCACGGATGCCAACCGGAGGAGATCCCCTCACCGCCGCAGCCCGGCGGATCGTCCGCGAGAACCCGGACCACCCGGCCCGCGGCCTCGCGAGGATGCTCGCCCAGGAGTCCCGCGGGGCTCTGACGATTGAGCAGGCCCGCAAGCGGATCCAGCGGCAGCTCGGCCTGCATGGCGAGCGAAGCCGGAAGCAGATGAAGAACATCAACCGCCAGCCCCGGATGGCCGGCGTCGAGTATCGGCTCGTGCCCACCTCCGCGGAGCCATGGCGGCCGCACGTCCTCGAGGTCGTCGGCCGCGTCGGCATCCTCTCGGACGTTCACGTTCCCTATCACGACGAGGTTGCCGTCCTCGCCGCCGTCCATCACCTGGCCGAGCTGGGCCTCGACGCCCTGCTCCTGAACGGCGACATCGGCGACTTCTACGCGCTTTCGCGTTGGATCAAGGATCCGCGTCAACGCGACTTCTCCGGCGAGCTGGAAGCCCAGCGGCAGTTCGTCGGCTGGATCCGCGAGACGTTCCCCGACATTCCGATCGTGTACAAGGCCGGCAACCACGAGGAGCGGTGGCAGCACTACATCTGGCAGCACGCCCCCGAGCTGTCGAAGGACAAGCTGAGCAGCCTCCAGTCCTGGCTCTACCTCGACAAGCACGACATCACGCTCGTCGAGGAGGGCCGGCCGGTGATGCTGGGCGAGCTGCCGGTCCTCCATGGGCACGAGCTACAGCGGGGCGTGGCGGCCCCGGTCAACCCGGCCCGCGGGGCGTTCATGCGGACCCATCACACGACGCTCGTCGGCCACTCGCACCGGTCGAGCACCCACGCCGAAAGCGACATGTGGCACGCGGAGACGACGACCTGGTCGACGGGTTGCCTGTGCGACCTGACGCCGGCCTACGCCCGCATCAACTCGTGGAACCACGGGTTCGCGGTCGTCACGGTTCACCAGGGCGGCGAGTTCGACGTTCAGAACATGCGGATCGCCAACGGCAAGGTGAGGGCGTCGTGATGCACTGGCTCACAGATGACGAGCTGCGGGATGCGGAGCAGCGGGCGCGGCGATTCAGCGGGGCTTACCACGGCACGAGCGGCACGCTCGCCGGGCTGCTGCTCCACACGATCCACATGGTCAGACACTACCAGGAGGCAGACGAAGTGAAGGAGCAGGAAGGGGCGAACGTGCGGTTCGCCACTGGGGCCGTGCGGTCGAGCGACGCGGAGGCCACGCGATACGATTTGATCTCCCCGATTGGCCTCGAGGCCGTGGCCCGCACGTGCGCGGAGGGGGCGGCGAAATACTCCGACTTCAACTGGGAGAAGGGGATGCCGGTCGGCGATCTCCTGAACCACGCCCTCCGCCACGTCTACAAGTATCTGGCCGGCGATCGCTCGGAAGACCATCTTCCCCATGCGGCCTGGGGGCTGCTCGCGGCGATCCACTCCGAGCAGCTCTGGCCGGAGCTGAACGAGGGCACGCTCCGCGGACCCGGGTGCCGGGCTCCGGATGCCGGTTGCGACGGTCGCACGGATCGCGACGCATAGGATTCGACCGTCGGCAAAATCCGGGGACGCTACGCCGTTTTGGCCGGCGGATCCTCGTCGGGCTTGAAGATCCGCGGCATCGCCTGCCAGGCCTTCGGCCGGCGGGCGTCGACCACGCGAGGGTCGAGGTAGCTCCGGCGAGTGATCCGGTCTGACGAGTGGCCCAGGAACGCGGTCGCGTCGAGGCCGGCCGCCGCCAGGTGCGACGCGGTCGACCGCCGAAGGGCGTGAAACTGGACCTCGCGGCCGTCCCCGAGGCCGGCCCGCCTCGTGATCGTCTTCCATCGCTTGCGCAGGGCCGTCCCGGAGGCCATCCACCAGAAGACCGTCGGCCCCGTGTGGGCCGTGACGCGGTCCACCAGGTCCGATGCCTCCGGGGACAGCTCGTACACCCGCTCCTGGCGGCGGCCCTTCCTGACGCCCGCAGGGACCGTCAGCGTGGGCCGGTTCCAACAATGCCGCGGCGTCGAGAGGATCGCGTTGATCCGCTCGCCGGTCTCCAGGCCGACGGCGACGAGGGCCGGGAAGAACACGCTCGCCGGCACTGGGCCGACCCAGCCGCTCGCCTGCCGGGCTGAGGCGGCGAGCCGGGCCAGCTCGTCGGTCGTGAACGCCCGCGGCACACGCTCCGGGATCAGCTCCGGCGCGACGGCCGGCCGCAGCTTTACGAGCCCGCGGGCCTGGGCGAAGTTCCACAGGGCTAGGATGCCGCTCCGCTCACGGGCTACGGAGTTTGGCGACAGCTTCTGGCCGCGGGCCGTGAGCCACTGCGAGACGACCAGGTCGTCGAGATCCTCGAGCAGGGCCGGCCGGCCGAGCCACCGGCTGAACTGGGTGACGGCATGCTTCAGGAGCCGGACACGTTCTTGAGATCGGCCCCGGAGCCGGAGCGGCACGTAGATAGTTTCGAGAAAGGCGCTGAGTGTCATGGCGTGATCCTCCAACTAGGGGATAGGTCACGCTTCCATGCGGTGTCGCCCCTCCATGGCCGGATTCCGGTTTTTCCGCCGGTTCCGGTTGGCCGCCGCACGGCTGGTCGGGAAAGTTGCGTCCCGTCCCCGCCACTGCCAAAGGTTTCAATCCCGACGGGATCGAAACCGGCGGCCAAAGAAGGCTACGCAGCCCGCATGCCGCAAGGCAAGCGGGCTGCGGGCTTGAATGGAGCAGCGTCGCCCCTAGCATCGGAGGCTATGGACATGGTGATCGAGCCGAAGACGGGCCGGAAGCTGGTCTCGCCCCGCGAGGCCGCGAAGGTGTTCGGGTGCGACGACAGCTACTTCCGGAAGCTCGCCCTGTCTGGCGAGCTACACCGCGTGGTGGAATCCCCGCGCCGGGTCTTCTACTATCTCGACGAAGTGGAGCGCCTGAGCAAGGAGAAGGCCCGGGCCAGGACCAAGCGCGGCGGGCGGCCCCGGAAGGGATCCACGGCGGCCTGACCAGAATCCGCCGCATGATCTCCCAGGCCACCGGACGCTAGCAGCGCCGGCGGCCCGCAAACCTCGCGTTTCTCGCGGGAAAAGCCCCTGCCGAAAAAATTCTGATCCTGGGCTTGATCAATTCACGATCTATTGACTACCTTCCGCGTCACGTCATGGATGACTTCGACGCTTGAAGTGATTCAGTGCATGGAGGCACGCATGAACGTCACGGTCTGGATCGAGTTGGCAATCGTTTTTCTACGTGTTCTTTCCGCCGGCCTCGCCGGCTAATTTCACGCTCACCTATTCACGATCAGGAGACTTGGCATGGACGCCACGAATCGGATGCCTGGTGACGCGGAGGCCGCCGCGGCCGCCGCAGGGATGCAAGAGACCTACGGCCGACGCGGCCTGTTGCCCAGCGTCGGCGATTCGATCTGGTTCCAGCACTGCGTCGGGGCGTTCCCCCGTCCTGGCCGGATCGAGCAGTTCACCGACTTCGGCTCGCTCGTCGTTCGCGACGACGCCGGAGACGCCTACGTGATCGAGGCCTCGCAGCTCGCGGAGTTCTAAGCCATGGCGAAGCCACGGTCCGCACATCACCGCGAGAAGGAAAAAGACGCATGGGTCCGCCGTCGTGCGGATTCGCTGCGGCGACTGGCCGGCCCGGGCCGCGTGCTCGAGCGGCTCATCGCCGACATGACGCCGGTCGGCATCAACACGTTTCACATTCGCGCCGGGGCCGTGCTGATGCTCCGGGCGAAGACCGCCCTCGACGAGTGGCGGCCACTGGCCGAGGACGAAAACGGGGAGACATGGCGATGAGCATGGGAGTCGTCGATGGGGTGATTCTGGCCCTACTGTCCGCCGCCGTGACGCTGGCCGTCGTCGCGGTCGCGGCCGTCGGCCTGGTCGCCATGAAGATTCATGAGGAGCGGCGAGGCACGGATTGCCCTGCCGCAGGATGCCGCCGGAGGCGGCCTGGGAAGGGATGCACCATCGAGCTGCGGGGGGCGGAGACCGCCCGCGGCGAAACTAACTGGAGGGAATGAGCATGGCTCTGAAGATCACGCGCGGCCGTCAGTGGTCGCCGGTTCGGTTCACGGTCTACGGGACCGAGGGGATCGGGAAGTCGACGCTGGCGGCGAGGTTTCCGAATCCGCTGATCCTCGACACCGAAGACGGCACGCGGCATCTCGACGTGGCCCGCGTCCAGTGCCAGGACTGGGCAACGCTCGAGGGAGCGATGCACGACCTGGCCCGCGACGCCCAGGGCTTCGAGACCGTGGTGATCGACTCGGCCGACTGGGCTGAGCGGTTGATGATCGACCAGATCCTCCGCTCGACCGGGAAGAAGTCGATCGAGGACTTCGGGTTCGGCAAGGGCTACACGCTTGTCATGGAGCGGATGGCGAAGTTCCTGGCCCTGGCTGACTCGCTCGTGGCCCGCGGCCTCCACGTTGGGCTTGTCGCCCACGCGAAGGTTCAGCGGACCAGCCCGCCCGACATGCAGGACGGGTTTGATCGCTACGAGCTGAAGCTCACGAAGCAAACCGCCCCGATCGTGAAGGAGTGGTCGGACCTCCTTCTGTTCTGCACCTACCGGACGAACATCGTCGAGGGTGCGGACGGGCGGAAGAAGGCCAGCGGCGGGAAGGAGCGGATCATGTACGCGGAGCGGTCCGCGGCCTGGGACGCGAAGAACCGATTCGGCCTGCCGGCCTCGATGCCGATGTCGATCGACGCCCTGGCCTCGATCTTCGGCGAGTCGGCCAAGCCGGCCACGCCCAAGGGCAAGCGGGCCGGGGCCGAGCTGGTCGAGTACGTCCGTCCGCTGATCGCGGCGGCCCCGACCGTCAAGGATCTCGGCAAGCTCGTCGACGGGATCGACACCGCCCTCTCCGAGGGCCGGCTGTCAGACGACGAGTGGAGCGACCTCACCGACGCGGCCAACGCCCGGCACGACGAGATCGAGCCGAAGGAGGCCGCCGATGCCGTGGCATGAAGGCTGGCGGGCCATGGGTAGCCGCACGAAGGAGCCGGGCTGGGGCTGGTCTGAGTTCTCGGCCAGGTGCCGGGCGGCCGGTGTCCGCATGAACTCCGCCGTGATGCGGCGGGTGCTCGAGGAGGCAGGGCTGCGGGTGGCCGGCACGGCCAACCGCTACACGGAAAAGCACATTGAGGCGGTCGCGGCGTTCGCGGCGGCACGGAAGAAGGCGAAGGAGTAACGACGATGGACGACTGGGGATTCGACGACATCGACCAGGTGGCGGCAACGCCGGAGCCGCAGGCGACCGGCACCCGCGAGATGGTTCCGGAGGGCCGGCACGGCCTGAAGATCGAGCGGGCCGGCGAGGACGACGCGAGTCTGAAGATCACGCTCGCCCATCCGGACAAGCGGCTCGGCTGGGTGTGGGACACGATGCCGAAGGGCAACGGGATCGCGAAGGCCCGCCTGGCGTCGCTGCTGCGTGCCCTGGGCGTGCAGCTCGACGACTGGCGGCGGATGGACCCGGGCGACCTGGTCGGCCGCCACGTCGAGGCGGAGATCTACCACAAGGTCGGCACGAAGGGCGGCACGTTCGTCAACGTGCGGAAGTACTACGAGCCGGAGGCGGCGGCCCCGGCGGCGAAGCCGGCCTCCAAGCCGGCCGCAGCTCGCACCCAGGCGGCGAAGGCACACCGAGAGGTCACGGAGGGCGACGCCGATGTCATCCCCTTCTGAAAACTTCCGCCGCGACTTCGAGACCGTGGAGGAGTATCGGATCCGGCTGGCCCGCGAGGACCAGGCGGAGCCGGCTCCCGAGGTGCTCGAGCCGAGGGCGGTCGAGCCGCCGGCCGTGACGACGCCGATCAAGCCGGGCAACTACCACGCCAGGCTGGCCTACGAGGCCGGCTGTGAGGACGAGTACTCCAACCGGATGAAAGCCCGCTACGGCGGCGAGTGGTGATCTTGTGGTCGGCCCGCGGTGGCCGCAGCGGCTGTCCTCCAAGCCGCATCCGCCGGCGACGCCACGGTGCCGACTAACCGAGCGAGCGTGGGCCGTTGACCTTTCCAGCGGTGACCACGCCGACCGCCCCACGTCACGGGGCCAATACACACGGAAGAACGAGGGCTCACGGATGGGCACATACATCGAATCAGACGCGGACCTCCCGCTCGTGGCGCTCTGCCGCCGGGCTGATCCACCGACCTCGAGGTCGGCCGCTTCCACCGCGCCGACGTTCGTCGGCAGTCACGAGGACCGGATCCTCGCCGCCCTGGCGGCCGGCCCAGGAACGAAGGACGAGCTGGCCGTCCGGTGCGGGCTGACGGAGCAACAGGTCGCCCGCCGCATGCACGAGCTGCGGCGTCGAGGCCTGGTCGTGGAGATCGGCGAGTCGGTCTCGCCGACGGGGAATCGGGAGATGAGGTACGGGAGGGCTGGGGCGTGAGCGTTAAGGATGGAGCTGAGTACGTTTCGCACGCAGCCGAGATATGCGACTCGCTCGGCTACTCAGTTTTTGTTCCAGAACGCGAGACGTGTGGACCTTGGGACTTGCTTGTGAATGAAAAGAGAGTCCAAGTCAAGAAACGTAGCGTCTGCACATCGAAGCCAAATAACATCAGGCTCCGCACCAGCAACGGGCCGGCGACTGACGCTTACACGTTGTCAGAGGTAGACGTTTTTGCGATCCACTGGCGTTCCTTCTGGTACGTGATTCCGTCGGAGTTTCTCGCCAGGCAAGACGGAACCGTCAGGAACGGAATCTACATGCCGGACGTTGCAGAGTGGGTCAATCGTTGGGAAGTGCTGGACGGATCGCGAGTCGTGTACGCGATGCAAAAGGAGTTTGATTTTTGACGTTATGAGCATAGGAGCGAAGGAGATGGCCGGCTGTCTTGGCGACCCGCGCCAGCGGTCGATGGCAGCGGGAGTGGAAAGCAACGGCGGCGTCTCGTTGACGTGCGGCCGAGGTTTTGATTAACGAAAGGAGGCCGCCATGCGGCTACTGAAGACTGAGAATCGGAAGATCGGCGTCGATGAACTCAATATCTCCGAGGCATACCAGCGGACGATCGTGCCGGCTCGCGTCAACCGGATCGCGAAGGCGCTCGACCAGGACGCCTTCGGATCTCTCACGGTCGGTGAGCGTCGCGATGGCTCCTACTGGGTCGTCGACGGCATGCAACGGCTCACGGCGGCCCGGAAGCTTGGGATCGGGATGGTTCCGTGTGACGTTTTTCAGTCTGATGGACAGGAGCACGAGGCGCGGGTTTTTCGCCTGAAGAACCGCGAGCGGACGAACGTCTCGGCCGTATCGCTTTTCAATGCACAGATGACCGAGGGAGACCCGCAGACCCTCGAGATCGCCGCTGTAGTTAAGCGAGCCGGGCTAAAGCTTCGCCTCCGCGAAGACGGCGGACAGGGCTGGCCGTACATAAAGGCAGTCAAGTGCCTTGAAAGGTCATTCCAGCGAGTCGGACCAGAGGGACTTCTGGCTGCGCTGCGCGTATTGTGCGGGGCGTGGCCCGGCGAAGATGGCGCTCTTCAAGGGGACATGATTGAGGGGATGTCTTGGTTTGTAAAAAAGCACGAAGACTTTGACGAAGAGCGGCTCATCGAAAGGCTGTCGAAGAATTCGATCGCCGGAGTGATCCGCGCGGCGGACGCGAACTTCAAGCTCGGACGAGACAGGTCGACAGGCCAGTACGGCCGATCGCTGGCGACATACGACGCGATCGCCTTCATCTACATGAAGGGGCTCCGACGCAAGAAAGTGGAGGCCTGAAACATGGCCGGTGAATGGGTTCCCTACGATGTCTGCCTCCCCCAGAAACCGGAGGTGCTCGAGCTGGTCGACCGGACGGGGCTCGCCCCGGACCAGGTCGTCGGCCGGCTGCTGATGCTCTGGGGCTGGGCGGCCCTGAACTGCTCCGACGGGACGGCCCGGATGTCGGTCCGGCTCCTGGGGCGGATCTGCGGAGGAGACGAGGAGTTCTGGCGGGAGGTCGAGGCGGTCGGGTGGCTCGTGATCGACGCGGACAACGGAACTGTGGCGATCCCCGGATGGGAGCGTCGGTTCTCGAAGTCGGCCAAGTCGCGGGCGCTGGAAACCGTGCGAAACCAGGTCGCCAACGCCAAAAAGGACGCCGATACGCGCCCGGCGCGTACATCTACGCGCGCGGCGCGTGCGCACAACGCGCGCGGCGCGTCAGAGAGAGGAGATAGAGGAGATAGAAATTCTTCTTCTTCCCCCGGTGTAGCTGCGCAGCCCCAGGAAGGCAGCGGCACCGACGGGCCGCCAGGCTGGGACACGCTCCGCAAGGCCTGGGCCGCAGGCACCGGCCGCCCATGGAAGCTGCCAGACCCGCCCGACAAGGCCGCCGACAGGCTGGCCGAGGACGGCTGGTTCCAGAAGGCCCTGGCTGCTATCGAGGCCCTGCCGCGGTGCAAGTACTTCCGAGACCCCGTCACGCTGCCGCAGCTCGTGGCCGCGGGCTTCGTCGACAAGGTGCTGGGAGGCCAGTTCGACAACGCCCGCGACACGCCACGGGCCACGGGCTACCGAGGGCCGGAAGACCGCGGCCCGCCCCAGGCCTTTCAGGGCGACGACGCGGCACGGTTTGAGGCGACGAAGCGGGCTCTGGCCGAGAAGCTCCGCCAGGAGGCCGCACCGTGATCCTCGACGTGACTCCGGAGCAGATCGCGTCGGCCTGCCGCACGGTCTACGAGCCGAGCGGGTGGCAACACGCGCCGGCCCAGGTGCTGATGGACCATTTCGCGAACGACACGACGTTCCTCCGGGTGTCGTTTCCGGAGCGGTTCAGCCACGCCGCGGCGACGAAGCTCGACCGGCTGCGGTCGACGCTCAAATCGCTCTACGGCAACAGGGCGAACGTGGTGTTCGTGATCTACTACGATCGCGTAGACCCAGACGAGATGGCCCTTCATTCGGCCCGGATCGCCCTGCGATAGACCCTAGATTCAGGCGGTGGCCGCCCTACCTTCGACGGTCGCATGGAAGCGACCACGATCACCTTCGAGGTGCTGGGGCCACCGGTGCCGCAGCCGCGGGCACGCTGGGCCAACGGCCACACGTACACGCCGACGAAGAACGGGATCAAGGTCTTCAAGGCCGCCGTGGCCCTCCAGGTCGCCGCCGTGGCCCGTCGGGCCGGCTGGGAGGCCAGCGACGGGCCGCACGCGATCGACATCGAGTGTGTCTTCGAGCGGCCTCCGTCCCACCTGACGCGTAGCGGCGAGCTGCGGGCCGGCTCGCCCTCGTTCCCCGGCATGCGGGCCGGTGACTGGGACAACCTGGCGAAGGGTGCCCAGGACGCGATCACGACCTCCGGGGCGGTCTGGCACGACGACACCCAGGTCGTCGACGGCCACTGCCGCAAGCGTTACGCGTCCCGCGGCGAGCTGGCCCGGACCGTGGTCACGATCACGAGGCTCCCCGATGCCGCGGCGTCGTGACGGGCCACCGGCCCCGGCGAAGAAGATGCTGACGCGAGCCCAGGAGCGGCACGTCCGCAGGCTCTGGCGTTCGGGAGGATGCCAGCAAGAGATCGCCAGGGCCGTCGGCATCACGGTCGACACGCTGCGGGCCAGGCTGCGGGACCAGCTCGCCGACCTACCCAAGCGTGGCCGAGGCGGCGGATGGCGGCCGCCGGCCCCGGACCCGACGCCCGACGAGGTGCGGGCGCGGCTGCTCGAGGTCCAGGCCCGATGGACCGACGAGGTCCGCGAGCTGCGGTGGGTCGGTTCAAGCGATCGCACGAGGCAGTGACACTGGCGGGACTATGGCTATCGTCTTTCGGCCCAGAAACCTTCGCATCCTGAGCCTTCTCCGGCGCAAGCTCCGTCGAAACAAGGGTTAGCCAATGCCCTCCTACGACCAGACGCCGGGAACGCTGAACCTGTCGTTCGTGCGAGGGGATGACTTCTCCACGCTCATCGACTTCTCGATCACCATGACCGGCTACACGGTCACGGCCTCGATGTTTTCGACGGTGAGCGGTGCCGAGGTGCAAGCGTTCACGGTCACGGCGGCGAACGCTGCGAGCGGCCAGTACAACATCAGCCTCACCGACACGCAGACGGCCGCCCTGGCCCGTGGCACCTACGGGTGGCGGATGACGTGGGTCGAGAACAACGCCACGCGAACCGCCCTAACAGGCTTCGTGGAGGTGCTGTAATGCCGATCAACGCGAACGTCAGCGGTGGCAGTCAGATCACGGCGAGCGTCGGCGAGACGCAGATCGACGTTGGCGTGAGCGGTGGGTTTGGCCCGAGCGGTGCCGCTGGGCCGCAGGGTGCCACGGGGGCAACGGGTGCCACTGGGGCGACGGGTCCGCAGGGGCCGCAAGGTGCAACCGGGGCAACGGGTGCCAAGGGTGACACCGGCAGCACAGGCCCGACCGGACCCGCCGGGCCAACAGGCCCACAAGGCCCACAAGGCCCGCAGGGTGTAAAGGGTGACACCGGAGCCACTGGCCCAACTGGGGCCACTGGCGCGACGGGATCGCAAGGCGCGCCTGGGCCGGCCGGAGCTGCTGGCGCAACCGGCCCGATGCCCTACAACTATCGCGGTGAGTGGGATAACTTCACCAATTACAGTCTGTACGACGCGGTGACGTTTGACGGCGGCCTGTGGTGGCTGCCGGCGACCGGCGGGTGGACGATCGGCGGGGCTCCGCCGGGGTACAACTGGCAACTGTTGGTCGCAAAGGGCGCGACGGGGAGCACCGGGCCGCAAGGCGAGCGCGGCGAGCAAGGCATCCAAGGAATCCAGGGAGTTGCCGGGGCCACCGGGGCCACGGGGCCAGCCGGCCCCGCCGGAACAGCAGGCCCGCAAGGCGATCCAGGCGTCGTCGCAGCCACGGCTCCCGTCACCTACGACGCTGGCACGCAGACGGTCGCCCTGTCCATCGGCACGGGGCTCACGACTTCGAGCGGCTCGCTCGCCCTGGCGGCGCACAAGTCGAGCCACGCGACGGGCGGCACCGACGCCTTGACGCCTGCCGACATCGGGGCCGCGACCGCACTTCATACACATAGCGCAGCTGACATCACCAGCGGCACCGTCGCTACGGCTCGTCTCGGCAGCGGGACGGCAACCTCCACGACGTTCCTCGCGGGGGATCAAAGTTGGAAAACCGTCACAAGCGGCAGCACCAGCGCCAGCGACCTGACCTCTGGCACGCTCTCCAACGCCCGCCTCGCCAGCCGCGCCCGCGCGGCGGTCAACATTTTTAACTGGTCTTCGTTTCGCTAGGAGCTTCACATGGCCGCCGATCCCGCATTTGCCGTCACCCCCCGAATTGGTTCAGTTGCCATCAGCACGCTGGACTCAAGCCTCACGGCCCCGACTAACTTCGGAACACTGATCACAGGCGCTGCCACCGGAACCCGCGTGGCAGAGATTGTTGCGAAGTGCGCCGCAACCTCAGTAGCCGCCCTTGTGCGGGTGTTTCTGCATGACGGCACCAGCACATTCTTGCTGGACGAACTCACCATCGCTGCGGCGACATCGTCAAACACGGCGGCGACAACCCGCGTCATCACCACCTACAACAACCTCGTCCTGCCGTCTGCGTCTTGGTCGATCCGCGTAACCACCACCGCTGGGCAGGCGGTTCATATGACCGCCTTCGGGGCTGACCTGTGAATCCCGGCATCCTGACCAGCGGCTACCGGCCGCCGCCGATGCCATATGGCTTGCTGGGCCTGCCCTCTAGGGGGTTCGATCCGCGTTCGATTGTTGGTCTTGGCGGCTGGTGGGACGCGATGGACTCCAGCACGCTCACGACCGGAACTGGCGTGAGCGAGTGGAGAGACAAGAGCAGGTTTGGGCAGGCGTTTTCGCAGGCGACTAGAGGGAGCCAGCCCACGCTGACGGCATCGGCCATTTCTGGCAGGCCGGGGGTCACATTTAGTAGCGGTAGATTTTTGAACCTTGGTTCGCAAACGATTGGCGGAAACAACTTGGTTTCCGCGCCGGGAAATCCTTGGTCGATCTACATCGTTTGTCGCAGCACAGACAGCAGCGCGCTTGTGAAAACCCTGTTTGGCAAGGGGCAGAATCAGGTACAGCTCGCGCAAAATACTGCCGGGTCGCTTGTTCAGGCCAACGGGGCAGCCCCGACCTCTGTTCCGGCATTTCCAGCGAACGTCAACGGCTTGTTTAGTTTTGACTACAACGGGTCGTTTGTGCAGATGCGGTTCAACGACGGCATCTCCACCACCGCCACGCCGACAAACACAACTAACGAAGCCGTCAACATCGCCCTTGGAATGCGGAACGCATCGTCGCCTTTCCAGCATTTCGTCGGCCACATTGGCGAAGTGCTGTTTTACAATCGGTCGCTCAATGCCTCCGAACGGTCGTCGGTGGTGAGTTACTTGAGCAGCAAGTGGGGGGTTGCCATTCCGCAATACTCACCCCCTACCTATGCCGACGCCGACGCCAACGCCTACATCACCCGCGTTGAGTTCGCGGACACACTGGCATTGGAAACGGCTACCCGCGATGCGATCAACGATTTCATCGTCGGATGCAAGGCAGACGGCATCTGGCCTGCGATCAAGGCCAGTTGCATCCTCTGCGGCGCTCGCACGCTTTCCGGTGCGTTGACGCCGCTGGTTGGTGCGGCACCGACGAACAGCAACTTCGTCGGTGCCGACTACAACCGCAAGACGGGGCTGGTCGGCAACGGTTCAATAAAAAACCTAAACACTGGTCGGGCGGAAAATGCTGATCCGCAAAATGCCCACCACATCGCTGCGCATGTGTCCTCCATTGGGTCGGGCGAAATCGTCCGAAACGGCAGTAATACCACAATAATCACCACGACGGTCACCCGCAGTCGCAGCAGTTCGTCCGACGCATACACAGCCGTCGCGGGCTTCATTGGCGTGTCTAGGTCGGCGTCGAATGCTTACTTGCGGCGCAATGGAGGCAGCACCACCAGCGTGGCAAGTGTGTCGCAAGGTTCCGTTGCCGATAGCTTTTTAGTTGCGACCGGCACCTCAAGGGTGGCATTTTACAGCATCGGAGAGTCGATTAATCTCGCGCTACTGGACAGCCGCGTGACCACGATCTCCAGCGCCATCTCAACCGCCATCGTCCCGCAGGTCGCCAGCGCCGACGCGCAGGATTGGCTCAACCGCGTCTACGACAACGGCGGCACCGTATCCGCGACGACTGCCGCTGCGGTCAACGACTTTTGCAACGCAATCAACGCCGCTGGCATCCGCGACCGCTTTGCAAGACTCAATCTGTTCTGCGGCGGCAACCTAGCGGCCTGCCGCACGCCGCTCTACAGAGCAAAGTCGCTGGCCGGTACGCAACTTGGCAACACCATCGACACCAACGTCGGCCCGTTCGTTGACGCGGACTATGTGGAGGCTGGCGGTAGTGGCGGATTGAAGGGCAACGGCAGCAGCAAATACCTGTCTACTGGCCTGCTGGTTGGCGACGCGATGCCCTCTGGTAATGGTCATATGTCCGTTTATGCCGCGAGCGCTCAATCGGCTGGCAGCGGAAATTTCCGGTATCATCTAGGCACACCCCAAATCTACCTGTTCGCAAGGGACGGCGGCCCAAACGCGGGACTCTTATGGGTCAGTGGCTCCGCTGCAATTTTGACATCAGCGGCAGACATCACTGGTCATTTAGTCGGAACTAATTCCGCCAGCAATGCGCGCGAGTATTTCCGAAACGGCACCTCAATCGGATCAAACTCTGTAACCACCTCCCCCCCGACCGCCACTTCTGAGTTCATGGTTTTTGGCAGGTCATCTCAAGCCAACGTCCTGTTTGACGGACGGATGGCGGCGTATTCGATTGGTGAGCCTATGACTGCATCGCAAGCGACTGCTTATTACACAGCGATGCAAGCATTTCAGACAGCTTTAGGCAGAAACGTATGAC